AAAGAGCTTTTTGTTGTTGATACTTTTCTTCTAATTTAACTAATGCCTCATAGTATTTAATATCAAATTTAGCAGAAGGTGTACCCTTAAGAAGACCTGCTTTCTTAAGAAGCTGAGCAAATTGAAGACGTGCTTCCTCTGACTTACTAGCTAAGTCTTTTGCAAAGACTTGAAGATCTACTTGCTCAGCCATCTGTGTCTCCTAATAATGAAGCAAACAAAGTATTGTATGCACTCATAGTGTTTTCGTTTGCCTTGGAAAGTTCTCGCATCTTTACAATAGTGCTATCTTTCATAAATGCTACGATATTAGAGCTACCACTAAGGGTTGAAAATGCTTCCTTCTGTAGCTTGTATGTATCGTATAAATCAAGCATCTCTTTAAGAGACTTCTGAACAGGACCACGTGCCTTAACGTTTGGATCGTTTAGCATATTGCGTAGATCATCAATAGCTTTCATACGCTCAATGGCTTTCTGTCCACCTTGAGATAATTCTTCTTGCAGTAATGGGCGACCAGCCTTGAATATCTTTGCCCAGTCCTGGAATCCTTTGCGAGCTGCTGTGCGCTCATAATCTGTAATCATACCTTCAAGAGAAGACTCGTATTCGTTCTTCTTTCCGTAGTATTGCTGAAGATCTGATGCTGTCTGGACTTCAAGCAAGTAATCGTCTACGCGCTTGTTGTACTTTAGACCCATATCCTTCATAGTCTTGTAGGCATCCCAAGAGAAGCCTGACTTGTGTGGGATAAGAAACGCCGCACCCTGTGGATACCGCTTGAATAGATCTGCATTTTGCTCTACAAACGCACCAGACTCTTCAGCGTACTTAATAACAGCAACGGTCTTCTTCTCAGATTCTGGTATTGTAAATGGGATCTGATTAGGAAATAACTCTACCCATTTAGCCATAGCTGCATCGTAATCACCAGGGTATTCGTCAAGTAGATTGTTCCAAGCCTGCTTAAAGTTAGCTCGGTTATTATCCTTGATCCACTTAGCCATATCAGCCTTGAGTTCTACCTGTGGTGAAGCTGGTGCAAAGAATCCGTAAATGAATCTAGTGCCTAGAATTGAAAGTGTAGTGTTCTTAATCTTCTGACGATATAATTCTTGCTCCTGAATTGTAGGAGGAATCAAATTACCAAATTCATCATACTTTTCTGGTAGTCCATTACCGGAAGCTTCTAAGTATGTGACTGCTTTACGCCAAGCACTAGCGTATTGTGAGTCACGATCATCTATGCTCATAGCCTCGTATATACGATTAATGTGTGCCGGTAAGAATGAAGACACATAAGAACGATCTACAGCATACTTACCTAGTCCTACCTGTGTAATTGTATCGGCAGCACCTGGTGCTCCAAATACATCTACTAAGTTAGATAGGGTCTTGATAGATATACCGGCTAATGGGCCGTTAAATGTAGGTAGGATCGAGTCCTGGTTCAAGGATGGAGTAAGCATCTTAACTGATCCACCGAATTGAACTGGCATAGGTGTCTTAAACTCAGCATCTACACCTAATGCCTGCATAGTAAACTGCACTGCCTTGTATACTGGTTCTAAACCTGGGTAAACAAAGTACTTTTCGCCTTGATCGTCTTCTTGAATCCAACCATTGTGGGCAATTCCGTCAATCGTAAGTGCTGCTTTGCGGAAAGATGATGGGTTATAGCGTACTGCACGGTAGAAACGTCGGTACATATCTTCTGTAGCACGATAGAAACGTGAGAAGTTACGTGCAGAAAACGCTAACTGTGTACGAATCAGCGGGTTATCCACATATGCAAGGGTCTGAGCTACAGCTCTTTCTTCAACAATCGTTGCGTATTCACGCTTTGCACGAATTGTTGCCTGTTCTATCTTCTTGGCATCTGTTGGATCAATCTTGCTAAGCACTGACTGCAGATAAGCATCTTCCATACCAGATTTCTGCATCTGTTTACGAATTTTAAGAATCTCATTGAATACAATAGGCTGACGTGACATACGTGCGTTAGACATACCAAGCCAAGTCCAACCCTTAGTCATAATTGAAGATGTGTACTGTCCTGATTCAGCTACTGGTACTAAAGCTGGTCCAAGGTACATCTCTGGTATGTCATCTGAGATTTTTGGAAGGTCATCTAAACTTAGACGACCAGAGATTACCCAATCGCCATCGTCATTTTTGGTACGTATCTTGCTAAGCAGTTCCATATTGATTGGCTTTTCGCCATTTTTACCTGGCTTACGCTTTTCAAAAATTTCTTTTGCACGTTGATAAACAAGTTCAGCGTGCTGTCTTTCATCTAAACCTTTAACGGTTAGTTGCGCGTCTGCACGGAATGTTGGATTTTGTCTCATCCATTCGGTAATTTTAGCAATAGCAACTTTCTTTTCAGGAAGGTTTGCTACAGCGATAGCTCCAAGTTCGTCATTTGCATAATAAGTCATACGCATCATCCAGCCTATAAGACCGGCCTCATCGTTGGCCTGCATTGAGCGAGGAACGTATGCAGCTGCTCCAGTATCTTTTCTTGATATAGCATAACCTGCTGCTGCTGGGTCATCAAAGACAAGTGCAGCGCTGCGAACACCGTGTCCACGAGTAAACAAAGTTGCTCGTGTAATGTAATCAGCACCGGTAGCAAAGTTGAAGCCACCTTCAGACACTAAGGCTAAAGAGTTATCCAGGTTTCCATAGATAAGATGCTCAGCTAGAATTGCTGACTCATCTTCAAACATAGGCTTCTTACCCATTGCAGCTCTGTAACGGTTAATGCGACCTGATGTTAAAGAGGTAGCTATAATTCTTCGTGTTTGTTCTACAGTTCCACCAGCAGTTTTAGTCTTTAAGGCTTCAATTCTTGATTCTAATACTGCTTTATCAGTTGGGTTTTTAGCTGCTTTTATTTCTGATCGCAATACTTTAATTTCTTCACGAGCTGTTCTAATAACATCGTCTAAGCCAGCAAGTTCTGCTTCATACTTTGCGGCTTCTTTTTTATTAAGAAATCGTAATGCCAAACCAAGTGGATTGTCATTCCAAGTGCTAGTTTTTCGTGCTCCTTCAAGAGCTGTATTTACACGGGTTGAAAGGTAACGTCCTTTTGCAAGGCCCCAAGGCGTTCCACCAATAGCAAGGTGAACCATAATGTCTTCACCTGCATTACGAAGAGCATAACGTGGACCGGCAAGTGTAAGGAATGACCAGTATCCAGTCATCTTATCTACCCACTCTTTGTTTGCTCCACCAAGCATCTTTTGAATAAGGCCAGAACGTGCTGCTGCACGATCAATATCTACAAGACTAGGTGTTGCAACAATACTTGAGAAATCAGATGGTATGCCACCAACTCCGATAAAATCATCACCAAAGTTTCCTACGGAAAATTTTGAATCTCCAAGACCTAGCATAGTACGGTTAATCTTTTGACCAGGAGCAGTAAGGTTTAGCCCACGTGCTTCAGCAATAGTTCCCCATAGACCTTGTAAAATTTCTTTACGCTTACCAAGATCATCTGTGCTTTCAAATACTTCAGAGATCATACGTGAGTCTTGTTTAGGTAGAACTAAACGAGCAAGACGGTATACCTGCAATCCAGCATCTACTGCCCTAAGATCAAGTTGATCGTCTTTGAATAGTGGTGCAATATTAAATTTAGCTTTAGCTTTATCCATACGAGCTGCAAGGGTAGCCATAGTAGGACGCGCCCAGATCTTTTGGTTCTTTACCTGCTTAGCAAGGCGACCAAGTTCTTCAGGGTTAGCAGATAGGATCTTTAAGATTCCATCATCTGTAGCTGGCCCACCGTAGAGATCATCTACAATTCTAGGTGCAAAACGGTCAAGATTAATAACTTTATCAGCGGTAGTTACGATACCAATTCTTGCTTTACGCAATGGACCCATAGTAGGAATCAATACACGCCTGCGGCCAACAGCACCTTTAATAGCTTTGAAAGCATCAGTTGTATTTAGAAAGTAAGCCTCAGCTGTCTTAGCATCTTTAATCTCAGCCTTCTGAAATATCTTAATTACTTCTCGCCCAAATTCTGGTGCAAGGATCTCAAGTTCACGACGTGCTGCTGCTGCCTCAGCAGTAGCTTTCCCAGAAGATTGAGCCTTTGTTAATCTATCTAGTGTTGCTCCATAAGTATCCCAAAAAGATTTTACGTTACCTTTAGCAAATGTTTCTGCTACTTTTCCTGCACCATTGTTGGCGCCAATTACAACATCTAAAGCATAGTTAGATACAACATAAAGACTACGAATCTTAGAGGCTATAACTAGCGGATCTGCAAATAAACGATACGCGGCATCTGTTACACCTGATGTAATTTCGTAGGCTAGACCAGATCCTTCAAGCTGTCCTGGAAGAATAAGGTTAGCAAGTTGACGTCCAGGTGAGAACTTAGCGGCATCTACTGCCGCAAGTGTTTCATTAAATAGGCCACGAGCATTTTCTACATCATCAACGCCAGCAATAACCTTGTTGGTTGGATCAGCGAGCATAATATACTTCTTTTGCTCTTCTGTTGCTGTCTTAAAAATCTTTTCTGGTTCTTCACCGGAAGCAATACGAACTGCAATATCTACTGCATCTCGACCAAACTTAAGTCTGGCCTTTTCAATACGGCCTTCGTTAAATACTTTATCGCCTTTATCGTTAGCTTCATCCCAGGCAAACCCCAGTCTGCCATCATTAATGATAGGGATTGCTACAGAACGATATACTCGTGTCATCGCATCTGATAATTCGATAAGACCCTTAAAGGCATACTTTACCGGTAGAACAACTGGTGCGCTAGCATAGTGCCAAGCAGTTCCTAGCCAGCCACGAGATGGCTTGGTATCTGGATCTTCTTCACCAAACTTATCTTTAAGATCTTGTTTTTGTGCATCAGTCTTAGTATTATATACTGCGCCAGCAACCTCACGTGGAAGGTTAAGAAGTTCTTGATGCACAGTAAGTGCTTTAGAATAATTATCTACTTGACGTTTTTGTTCACCTTGTAGGTTCGCAGCAAGGGCTGCCGCTTTCAAGTTGTCAGCCACTAATTACCTCGCGCTAATGCGTCTTGGTATAGTACGGCGATCTCTCCGGTAGTATCGAATGGAAGCATTGCAGCTAATGAGTCTGAAAGTCTGACTGTTGATTTACCCATCATTAGTGCTTCAGATCCTGGACCTGGACCCATATCTAAACCAGAAGTGATTGGTCGTGTCTCATCGGACATTGCAAATAGTTCTGTTATAGGTGCTGGTCTTACATCAGCAGTTTTGCTTAGTGGAGCACCAGACTGGATAGCCTGTGTCTCAACACCTTCGCCATATCCGATGGAACCCATCTCTAATTTATCTGTACGTGTAGAATATTTTCCAGGACCTGCAGGGCCAGCCAATGGATTCATTGGTGCTGTTGTCATCGGTCCTCCTCTAAAGCTTCTAGGTCTTGCGCCATCTGTTCCCAAGCCTGATTAGTTTCAGTCTTTTGGTTAGAATAGTAAATACTTAACTCATATAATGATTCAAACAATCCTGACACAACTTGAGCTAAGTTATATGCAGTTTCTGTAGCTATTACTAAAAAATCGGAAGAGCGTATAGGACGACGTACTCTGTTATTATCCATCGTCCTACACACCTTCCATTAAATTTATTAACCCTTTTTTGCTTTCTTGCCTGGGCGACCTGCTGGCATCATTGATGCCATTACCTTACCGCCGGCTGGCTTGGAGTGATCCATCTTGCCTTCCTTTATTCATATTTCCACCTCCTCTGCTTATGCTGCGCCGGTGATGCCGGCTAGTAGTTGTGCTATATCGGGACGTTGACCAGCAGCAGGGGCCGTACCAGCTTCATTCATTGGAGGTTGCTGCGAGGCAGGTGCTGGGGCCGCGCCTGCTGCTGGATTCTGTTGCTCCATACCTGGTGCCATAGGTGGCATCTCTGGGGTTGGTGCTGGTTCTGGTGTAAATGCTTTTTCAATAATGTTTTCTAGGGCTTGTCCCTTTTGGCGACCTTGGATAACAGCTGCGATACGGCTGATAATCTCTGAAGGGTCTTGACCTTGCGCCGCGAGTGCAGGTATCGCCTGTGCATACTGAGCAACAGCAACCCGCAAAGAATCGCGCATTTCTTCAATGTCAACACGTTGTTCCTCCTGTGTAACGTTAAGATCCATTGGGATCTCACGGCGTACATAGTCGCGTGAGACGAGTTTATCTGAACGCATTTGTAGCAAAGCAATAATGGCACGGTTAGGGTCCATACCGGACATAATTCCGTAGCGTACATCTACGCCGTATTCACCCTTGATATCACGTGATGGGACGTACTTGAGTACATAAGGTGTTCCATCGTCGGTTCCCTTGATTGTCTTAGGAATACCGCCAAATACTTTCTCATCTGCCTCAAAGCAAAGAGATGCAAGTTCTGTAAATAGTCGAGCAAACTGTGCCTGTGCTGCCTTGATCTGTGTATCAAAACCAGCCTGTAGAGCTTGTACACCACGACCAGTAACAACTGATGCGCTGATATCTCCTGAGCGAGACTCTGGGTAACGAGCACCAAGGCGTAGTTCACGCTCAAGTACGCCGGACTCTGTAAAGACTCCAGGTGGTAGTTCTAGTGGTACACGACGGATACCTTGTGGATTAGCAGAACGCATAATTGCATCAGGTCCAAGGGCTAACTCTTGCACATCTTGTGGAATAGCAATAGGTGCCTGGATAGACTTTTCTGCTGCTTGGATCTGCAAGATAGCAAAGCGAGCACGGGCCAGTTGGACGGAGAGTACATCATCAAACTGACCGCGTGCTTCGCCATCTAAGGAGGAACGCATAACGGTACGTGCCATACACTTGCCAAGAATGTTTGGCGTTGAGGAAAGAACTAAGTTCTTACGCTCAGGTAGATATAGCAGGTCTTGATCTTTATCGTGGTACTTGACCATTGATACATAAGGAGAAGATAGCTGGTATTGATTACGTCCTAGGATCTGTTCGTAAAACTCTGGGTATTGCGCTGCAAGTGTTTCTGCATCGGTAATAATAACCTGAGTAACAGATAAAGTTCTTCCATAACGATCTAGCTCTGGGTAGATGCCAAATGGATTGAGCATACGGATACGAGGATTGTTATCGTCATAATCCATCTCAACCATACCAACACACATACCGTAGGTGTTATACCAATCGGCTGCTGTGTACATCTGGAGCTGTAGATCAGAGTTTGAGACATAGAAGTTGGCAATGCGTG